AAATTGTCGCTATGCCTCTTGTTGCGAGCGTAACGGTTGCTTTGTCTGCGTCCGTGCCGCCGATGTAAGCCGTTGTGATCGTGCAGGTGATTGTGACATTGCCCGTGGTGTTGTTGAACACCGACACCACATCACCTAACGCAAACGTGGCGTCAGGAATGGTCACCGAGCCGCCGGTTCCAACCTCAATGAACTCGCCAATGTCGCCTGTGGCAAGCGTGTACGAGGTGGTCTTGGCTGATCCCGAACGCGGGATGTTGCGGTAACCGACCGGGTTAGTGCCGTCTACGGTGCAGTTAGCGAGGCTGCCGGTTGTGGTTCCTGTGCCGCCGTTAGCAACTGGCAAGGTGCCGGTAACCGTGGACACGTTGACCGCGCCAAGGGTCTGCTTAAACGAGCCGTTGGTGTCAAACGTGCCGTCAGTCGTCCAAGTGTCGCCTACATTCAGCGTGACCTTGGCGATGGTTCGCAGGGTGCCATTGTTGTCGTAGGAGATGGTCAGCGTGACGGCTGCCGTGTCCCTGTTCTCAATGGTGATGTTTTTGATGACGCGCCGAGTGCTAGAAGCGGGCGCAGCCACCAAGGTGACGCTGCTGGTGCCGTTTAGCACACCGTCTGATGCGCCCTCGGTGAACGCCGATCCCGTGTCATCGGCCCATGCAGCCGTGAAATCAGGGTTGGTCGTGGCCGCCGCGCCCGACATGACGACGACGATGGATTTAGTAGTTGCGTCAAGTACAAGAATGCCCATTTTTAGTTACCTCAAGAGATAAACCAAGCGAAGGCATTGGAGCCACCGCCCCCACCGCCGCCAGATTGTGCGACCCAAGACAAAACGCCCGAGCCATCTGTTCTCAAAACATAACCCGCGATGCCATCTGCGTTAGGCCAAGTATACGTCGCGGAGCCTGCTGATGTTTGAGCGATAAAGCCGACGTATCCCGAGGATGCGCCGATAAAGCGCATCGCTGCCACGTTTGCCGAGGCGATAGATGCGTTGGTTGCGGTCAGCGTGGAAACAGCCGCTGTACCGATGTTGGCCGAGCCGATGGATACCGAGGCAATCGTGCTGATCACCGCCGTGCCGATATTGGCCGAGGCGATACTAGCTCCCGTTGCCGTCAACGCCGCGACATTAGCCGATGCAATGCTCGCTCCGGTGACCTGTGCGTTACCGAGGTTGGCAGAGGCGATGCTGGCCGACGTAGAGGTGAGGTTGGTCACCGTGCCGGTCGTAAAGAGCGCCACCGCACCGTTGATTGACGCTGCCGAGGCTGCCGTGACATCCAACCGACCCGCATTGGCAGAGGCGATAGACGCCCCTGTGGCGGTGAGCGTGGTAATGACAGCCGTGCCGACGTTGGCCGAGGTAACCGACGCGCCTGCCGCTCGCAGGTCGGTGATGTTGGCGACTCCAACATTAGCCGAGGCGACCGATACACCCGTCAGCGTCAGCGCCGTGATGTTGGCCGTGCCGAGGTTAGCCGAGGCGATGCTGGCGCTAGTGGATGTGAGGTTAGTGACCGTGCCGGTAGTGACCAAGGCCACACCCGCGTTGATGGAAGCGACCGATGCGCCCGTAGCATCCAATTGGGTGACTGCTGCGATGCCGACGTTGGCCGATGCAACCGAGGCTCCCGTGGCTGTCAGGGTCGTAATGACCGCTGTGCCGACATTGGCAGAGGTGACCGAGGCTCCCGCTGCACGCAAGTCCGTGACATTGGCGATGCCAAAGTTAGCCGACGCCACCGACACGCCCGAAAGCGTGAGGCTGGTGATGTTGGCATTGGTTAGGTTGGCCGATGCGATAGATGCGCTGGTAGCCGACAGGTTGGTAACCGTCGCCGTCGTCAGCAGCGCCACGCCCGCATTAACCGACGCCACAGAGGCGCTGGTAGCGGTGAGGTTAGTCACCGTACCTGTGGAGATAACCGCCGTGCCGACGTTTGCGGAGGTAATAGAGGCGCTAGTAGCACGCAGGTCTGTAACCGCTGCCACCGCTGCGTTCATGGAGGCGGTAGATACAATCGGCAGGTCGGATCGTCCGACCACCGCCAACGTACCGCCCACCACCAACGTAGAGCCGATGCTGACGTTAGCCTGCAACGTCGTGTTGCCGGTGACCGTCAAGGTGCCGTTGATCGTCGTGTTGCCGAACGAGTTGGCGGCGTTGATCATCTGGAACCGCGTGCCGTCGTAGACGACCATCACGATTTCGCCAGATTGGATGTCGCCCGCAATCAGCGCCGTGCTGCCGTCTCGCGTGACTGCTTTTGCGCCAAGGCTGTTGATGTTGAGCGTGACAGCGCCGGTATTGGTGCCAGCGGCCACCCAATAGAACATCTGGCCTGCTTCATACGCCGCAAGAACAGGCGAAAGCGTGCCAGTAACGGTATCAGCACCGCTAACCGTGATCAGTTTGACCGAGGTGGACTGTACTTGTGAGAGGTTAGCGGCGTCGGACGCCAGCGTACCCACCGCAAGGCCCGTGATCTTGTTGCTGCCCATCGGGATGTTAGCCGTGGGCGTGGATTGACCGTCCTTGGTAATGCAGTTGGTCAAGCCGGTGGCAAGGTCAGCCGTCAGAGCGTTGAAAACGGTTGACGAAATAACCGTGTTGGCAACGACCGGCTGGCCTGCCGAATTGATGACAAATACGCCGCTGCCGTTAAAGCTCATTGCTTATCTCCTATTCCTGACCTGCGCCAAACGCGCCGATACGGCCTGACGTTTGCCGACCTAATGCCTGACCCATAGCGCGGCGGCGCATATATTCCTGCATATTTTGCAGCTCATTTTGCGCCGGTTGGTCGCGCAGCATCAGCAGTTGCGCCAACTTGTTGCGTTGCTGCTCTGGCATCCCGTATTGCGTGGCTTTTTGCTGCAATCCTTGAACAAAACCAACAGGATTAGTTGCCGCTTGCGATGCTTGCACTAAATCAAATGTGTCTTTTTGATCTTGTGCTTGCGCCAAACGCTTAAACGTCTGGGAACCGCCGCCCACACGCTCCAATTTCTTTAGTTCTTCCTGCGACAAAATCATGCGCTGGAATTCACGGAAATCGTTGCCGAATATGGCTCGGAGCTTGCCTTTAAGCTCTGGCTCCTTGTACATATTCAGCAAGCGCGTTTGCCCTGCCTGCGAACCCGCGACCTGACGCAGCGAATCCACCGCGCCAACGCGGAATGCTTCTAATTCGGATGGCGTCATTTCCTTGGTTAACTTGGACAATGACTCCGACGTTTCTGACAACGCCGAACGACCCAAATCTACCGCCGTTTCCAACTCGGCAAATCCTGCAAATGTTTCGCGGGCTTTGGCGTAATCAGGTGACAACGAGTCTAACTTTTTGACCAAATCTAACCGCAAGCGGTCAAGGTCGGCAGCCTCATTATTTGAGCCTTTGCGACGAGCGGCTTGTGCCTTGTCCCACAGGCTGCGCTTAAGTTGATCAGCAGCAGCAAATGGCAACTGATCGCCTTGCTTTAATTGACGCAACGAAACTTGTGGCTCACCGCGTCGGGTAGCCGTGCGTTGTGCTGCGCCAAGGTCAAGTCGTGAGCGACCGAGGATATTTTGCAATTCTTCGTCAATCGGGAAAGTAACTGTTCGCAGTTTTTCGTAAAACGGCCCTGCCGCATCTGCCTGACGCTTGGCAAGGTCGGTCAATTCATCTTCTGCGGATCGGGTGACGCCCGTAGCACGTTCAGCAGTTTCGGTAATTGCCCCGCCACGACCTGCTGCAATACGACGCTGCTGCATGGTCAGTTGCCGCCCCGCCGATCCCGGCAAATTGGCAAGCATATCTATCTCGGCAAGCGTGTTGCTGCCAGTAGATGCAATGGGCGCTTCTGGGCCGAGTTTACGCAATCGCCTCGCGCCCATCACAGCCTCTTGCCCCGGTTCCACGCCCGTCATGATTCGGGCCTGTGCGTCACGCTCAAGCAGTTCTGCGAGGCGCTCGCGAGCGTAATCAGGACGCACGTTATAACCCGCAAAAGTTTCGGGCGTTTGAACTTCAGCGCCGCGCATGATTCCAAAGCCGCCTTCTGGCAAACGAGACATAGCGGGCGTAATGATGCCGCTACGAATTGCACGGCCAGCGACGTTTGCGCCACCGCCTAAAACCGTGCCAATCGCCGCGCCTTCTATTGCGCCTTCTAAACGGTCGCCTTCATCGGCTGCGCCTGCGCCTGACAATGCGCTTTGTGCGGCAATGTCGCCTCCGGTGCGTAAAATTTTGCCCGTAGTGGTTATGCCGCGACCCAATGAAAGCGGGCCGGTAAACGGAGCCGTTGCAAGACCGCCTGCTAATTCAAGGCCAGCAGCGCCCATTGGATTGCGTTGTGCAAACTCTTGCGTAGCGCCACGCACCACATCGCGGTATCGCGGATTAACAAGTCCCGCCAATTCGTCGGCAAAGTTAAACGTAGCGCCTTGCGCGGCGGTTAATGCGCCTTGAGCAACGGGCGATAGTTGAGTGCCTTGTTGAAACGCTTCTGAGCGTTGCGGGCCTCCCATTGAGGCCAATCGTGCGCGGGCGGCCTCTAATGCTTTTCGCTGTTCTTCGTTCATCGGGCAAACTTCCGACGTTCATCTAGCGTCATTACCGCCCATTCTTGCGGTGTAACGCCTTCTGGTGGATTAATGGGAGCTGGCTTGTAATTTGCTCCAGCAGCTGCGCCGATAGCGCGAATAGCCGTTTCGCGAGCTTGTCGTTTTTGCGCTTTTGTTTTTTCATCGTCTCCCGGCTGAGGAATATATTGTTTGCGAGCGCTGTCAAATTCTGAATCACTAATAACAGCGCCAGATTCTTTACGAAGCACGGCATTGATAAAGTTGCGCTCTGCTTGAAACCATTGTCGTGCTTCTGGCGTTAACATGACGTTGCCAATGTTGCCCGGCAAACTTTCTTTTGCGCGTGATCCATAACTTGGCGGCGCAAAACTTTCAAACACAGGCTCTGATTCTGCCATGCGCTCTGCATACAACGCAGCGTTTGCTTGCGATTCCGTTTGCGCTTTACCCTCTGGACGAACACCTTGGATGATTGATGGCGGGCCGCCAGTTGGGTTTGGCTGGAAAAACACCGGATTTCCTTCCGCATCTACACCAGAAACAGGGGCGCCATAACGAACATCCACCGTTGTGCGAGCAATGCCGGACTTTCGGAAATCATCAAAAGACCCTGTATATCCTTGGCCTTTTGCGTATTCATAATTGCGTTGTAATTCGGTAGTTTCAGGCGCTTTTGAAACGCCATCCAAGTAACGAACATTGCCCGCTTTGTTGACTACAAATGCGCGGCCTTCTGAATCAAACTGCGGCGTAGTGCCGTACTCTGCCTCTTTCGGCGTTTCCAACATTTGCGCAAGGCGCTGCGCCATGACAGGGCGATCTTTTAACGCAGCCGTGCCAAGGCTTGTGGACGCCATGCCCAACACTTCTTCCGGTGCGCGGCGGTACTGCGATTGGCGCGTAACCTCGCCCAACTCGGTCTGTTCGGGGATAGCCGCAGGCGTTGCGGCGGCGGGGTCGTACACATACCCACCCTGCATACGGCCAAGCATACGCTGGGCGTAATCAGCCTCCATGCCCTTGGCTTCCTCGGCTGCTTCTTGCGCTTTGCGGCCTTCGCGGGCAGTTAAATAGCCCTGCAATGCCTTTACGAGCGGCGCAGCCTTGGGGATCGGCGCTGCGTTGCCTTCCATCGGCTCGTACTGTTGCTGTGCAAGAGCTTCAGCCAAAGCAGCACGGCGACGGGCTTCTTCTACTTGACGCTCGTACTCGCTTGGTGCGCGAAAGGTCGGGACATATCGTACTGTTTTAGCCATTTTCAAAGTCCCCTCTGTATGAGCCTCCCTGCGGCGTTGTCATACCTGCGGGAGCGGGCATACGCGGGCGCTGCATCATGCCGCCCACTTGCGGTGAGCGAGGCGGCCCCATCTGCGGCTGGCCCATGCTGCGAACGGGCGGGCCGTAACCCATCGGACGACCGCCCTGCATGGCCTGCGGTGGGCCGTTAAAATTCATGGCCTGCGGCGGCACACCGGGGTTGGTGTTAGGCGTAGCGCCCGAGTACATCAGGTTAGGCTGCGGGACGTTCCGCATATTGTTGCCGGGGCTGTTGAGCGACAGATTCCGCTCCTGCATTGCCAGCATACGCGCCATTTGCTGCGGCTTTCGGTCAGGGGTAAATCCGTTCATGCATTAGCCTCCGAATAATCCTTTACCGATTGCGCCGCCTAATGGGCCGCCAAGAGCCGTTCCCGCCGCGCCACCAAGTGCGCCGAGCAATCCCATGCTCGCGTTATACGAGCCGACTTGGTTTTGGTAATTGCGTTGTGCGAAATCGCCCGCCGCCTGACCCGCTTGGAACACGGGAGCAGGAGCCACGGTGACGCCGCTGTAGCCTTGGAACTGCGGCACGTTGACCTGACCGCCTGACAACAACGCGCTGATCTCGTTGACCGGGATGCTGCGAATGGCGGCCTGCTGGGCAAGTGCCTGCTGGATCGCGGTGTTGCGGAACTGCTGTTGGGCGATGTTCTGCTGGAACTGCTGCTGTTGTGCGGCGTTTGCGGCAGCCTGACGCGCCAACTCTTGCTGGTAAGCCTGTGCCTGCGCTTCGTTGTAGAACCCTGCGGCTCCTTGCGCCTGACCAACCTGCTGCGCCTGACGAGCAAGGTTTGCTTGCTGCGCGGCGACCTGCTGCTGGAAATTTTGTGCAGCGGCTTGGTTGTACATCTGCTGTTGCGTAGCGCCTTGCTGAAAAATCTGCTGCAACGCTTCGTTTTGCAGTCGCGCTTGGTCAAACGTCGTCTGGTAGTTCTGCGCCAACGCCTGATTAGCAAGCTCTTGCGCTGACTGACCCATGCCAAACTGCTGCATCAACCCTTCACGGTTGAACCCAGCCGCACCGAGGGCTTGCTGATAGTTCTGACCGAGGGCTGCGTTCTGCGCCTGTTGTGCCGCCAACGCTTGCTCAAAATTCTGGCCGATGGCCTGATTTTGCATCTGCTGTGCGGCTTGACCCTGTGCAAAGTTCTGCGCGATGGCTTGGTTAGCGGCTTCTTGCGCCTGCTGTTGCGTGCCGAACGACGCCAGTTGCGCCTCCCGGCCAAACTCACCGGCTTGCAACCGCTGCTGGAAGGCTTGCTGCTGCGCTTGGTTTTGCGCAGCCTGCGTTGCCAACGACTGCTGGAGGTTCTGCCCCAAACCCGTGTTGTAAAGTTGCGCCTGCTCCATGCCTGCGCCAAAGCCTGACAATGCGGCTTGGTTGGCGAACATAGCGCGGGATTGCTGCTCACCAAATGCCTGCTGGCGAGCGGCTTGATCAAGGCTGATGCCCTGCGCTGCGGCCTGCAACAGAAGGTCGTTTTCCTTTTGCATTTGCGCCGACATAGCCGAGTTGTACGCCTCGCCACCCGGTCGCAGACCTTGGTTGATTAATTGCGTTTGGAGTTGCTGACGCTCGCCCTGCAATTGCGGCGACAGACGCGATAGCAATGCCGTCTGCGCCGTCATGCCAGCGTTTACTGGCCCCTGCGGCAAGTTGGCAATATCAATCTGGCTCTGTAACTGTGGGCCGCCCACAAACTGTTGTGCGTAGCCGAATTGGCCTTGTGCGGGGCCACCGGCCACACCGCCGATGCCTGACAGGTCAAGCCCTTGCAGGTTCAATCCCTGCGGGCCAGCGCCTGCCATGCCGTACAAACCACCTGACGGGCCGCCTTGTGCGATTCCAAACGCTTGCCCACTTGGCGCGGCTTGCGAGGTGAATTGACCGGCGTCAAACGTACCGAGGTTGGTCGGTGCAGCAGGGCCACCCTGCGCCAAACCAAAAAACTGGTTCTGCGCGGTGCTTGCGCCTTGCACCGGAAGGTTGACCGTCGCCTGCTGGCCTGCGGTGACCTGACCCGGCAACGCTTCCTGACCATATCCAGCGAGCGGTGCGTAGATGCCTTGCGGTGCGCCTTGAATTGCACCCGATAAGCCGATGTCGTAGCCGAGGCTTGGCAGGTTTTGCGGGCTAAATGCCGACGCGATGCCAAGGTTTTTTAAGCCGCCCGCAGCGCCTTCAGCCGCTCTTGATAACTCTAATTGCGCCCGTTCTTGAGAACGCAACGCCGCAAGCGCATTGGGGTCAATGCTTTGCGTAATCGTTGGTTGTTCAATAAACGTCGTAAATTGGCTTTGATCTGGCGTTTCGCCAGCGTATTCGGGGCCGTACTGCGCGATGCGATCCTGATACGCCTGCAACGCCTTGTTGTAAGCGTCGGTGTCTACGGTCGGGGTTTTCTGCCAAGTAACGACCTGCGACCCGGTAGGGCCGTAGATGTTGGGATTGGACATATAAGCCGACTGCTTGGCAGCGGCCATGTTCGCCTCACCCTGCTTGATGGCTAGGGTGGTGTAATCAGGCGCTGGTGGCGGTGCTGGTGATCTTTTGCCCATACCTCGGCTCCAAGAAACGACACCTGTCTGGTGTCTGCGTCATAAAAACAATGTCTCCGTCAGGTGCGCCGTCTTTAATACGCGCTTCCTCCGAAAACCCCATTTTCGTGACCAGTTTCAGCGCCCGGGTATGGTTGCTGGAAATCGGCCCTATTATCTTATCAACATTTGCGACGTTGTAGGGATAGTCATACACAGCGGCAAGGTATGCCGGTGTGATTTGATCCCAAGTGATGTGACAAACGACCGATCTGCCGTTCCACATCTCATAAACCGTACCGGCGACAAGCTCGCCGTCTCGCTCTAACCCAATGGCAACAGAGCGGTCGGGGTTATACGCCCCGTCTGTGCGTGACATCACCCAATGGCCCACATGGGGGCCGCTAACTATATTCCAGCCCATCCGAGTTGATACACCACATCGGTTGATGCCCACTCAAGCGATACGTTCTTGCTGCTGCTGTTGAAAATGATGCCGCCGCAATAACCGATACCGCTCAAACCTACCACCGTGTTGCTCGCAATCGTGTTGCTGCCCCAAATGGCCTGATCCCATAGACCAACGTCCCACAAACCATAGTTGGTGCTGACAAACGACAACGCACCAAGGAAGTCATCGGTCTGAAAATCCACCGCAATACCCACGCCAATGGTCGGCTGACCGTTGGAGTAGGTAGTTGTGCGGCCACGGGTGAAGTATTTAATGACGCCACGGGTGTCAAAGTAGTTGAAGGCTTGTAGTGCCCTGCTGTTGATGGCCTGACCGTTGTCGTTGTAGCCCGCCGAGCCGGTTCCGGTCGTCCAAGCCTTTGCAACGTAACCATCAGCGCCGTAATACGGCTCATCGTTAAGCGATGACCAACAGTTTGCGTACCAGCCGGTGAACCGGCACCACGCTTTCGTGATGTTGTTCATCACAAACTGCACTTGCGAGTTTGACGCAACGGGAACGTTGACGATCAGAGCGTTGTTTAGCGCGTGATACAACATCCCCCAGCCAAAATTGTTCTTGTACGTTCTGGCGGCTAGTGCAAACGCACCTTGAATCTTGTCCGATAGCGCCACGTTGGGGTCAAGGCGTGACGATTGCAGCGCCGATGCCATCGGAATCAGGCCGTCAAGCGTCAAAACCAGCAAATCACCGCCGTATTTCAGCAAACAACGCTTGGAGATAGGCGCACCGATGATCCAAACGCCAATCAGCGCCCATGTGGAGGCGCTAGAGGGGTCGGTTCCGCGATAAACGATGACCTCGCCCTGATCGGTGACAAAAACAAGGTTGTCGTCAACGCCATAACCTGCGTCAATCGTCCACGACGCCATAGACACAATGCTGCCGCCCAAGTGCGCGACCGACGACAGGTCAAGCGCGTTGGCAGCACCGCCAACAGATGCTGTCGGCAAATACCATGCTTTCAACGTGTCCTTTTGGATAAACCACATCCTGTTTTTGAACAGGGTGGGCGAGGTAAGCGTGGTGGTAGTGACGCCCGTAATGGCAGGCGTTGATACGCCGTCAATGGCCGTCCACGATGACCCGTTGTAAAGCCGTGGCTTATCCACACCGTTTGCGGCGTACAAATAACTGCCGCCTGCGGTCGTAATGTTGGTGTATTCCCAGCGGCTGTTAGACAGCCCCGTTACGACTGCGGCACCCACCGGGCCTGCTGATGTAACGTCAAAGATGCTCCCGCCTACGATGGCAAACAGTTTGTCTGTCGTGCCTGCGCTGTAGGTCATCAGCGTTTCAATCTGGCCGGTCATGCCCGTGGCGTGTTTATCGTAGCCACCGCGCAACGTCACGCTGCTGACGCCGGGGAATAAGTTGTCTAACGTGACGGCATCCGTGGGGGCCATGTTGGCAAGCGCATCGCGTGCGTTCCAGCCACCCACAGGGGCGGGGAGGGACGCCACATTGGCTTGTGTGCGCTGGATAAGGCGGCGGCGAACGGGCGAGGCCATTTAGTTGTTACCCGTGCCGTAGCCCGAGTCGGGGATATTGTCGTATCCAATGA